GAGCGACGAGAATCTACAAAACGTTTTTCGAGAGGGAGGTAACTTTCATTCGCAAATTGCGAAGAGAGTATTTAACCTACCATGCAAAGCAGAAGAGGTAGCAGAGCTTTATACAACACAAAGACAAGCCGCCAAAGCAGTAACCTTTGGTATTATGTATGGTGCAGGACCGAAGAAGATCAGTGAGCAAGTTACAAAAGACAGTGGCAAATTGTTCAGTCAACAAGAAGCTGCAAGCGTTATCAGTGACTACTTCAAACAGTTCTATGCACTCAAAGAGTGGATTGAAAACAATCAAAAATTCATAGCACAAAATGGTTTTGTTTACAGCTATTTTGGAAGAAAAAGGAGATTACCCAATGTCGCCAGCACAGATAAAGGCATCAAGAGTCATAGCATTCGCTCTGGTCTTAATTTTTTGGTCCAGTCTACCGCTTCTGACGTCAATCTTCTCGGGGCAATAGAGATGAACAAGCATATACAAAAGGGAGGATTCAAGTCTAGAATCTTTGCTCTTGTGCATGACTCTATACTCGCAGAAGTTCCATTTCAAGAAGTTGATTACTATTGCGAAGCTCTGCAAGATTATATACAAAAAGACAGAGGCATTAGTATTCCTGGAACACCTATCGGTTGTGACTTTGAGATAGGTGATGATTATTCAATGGGTAAGTACGATAAACAATATGGTAATCACGTATAATACAAGCGATAAAATTACTTTTCCAGTCTTTCCTCTAATCAGTAGTAACTACGTTGTTGCTGACGGTTTAGTTACTATTGACGGACTGCTTGTTGACGATCACAACATGGAAGGAGAAAGTTTGGGCAGACGTAGACTCATGACTCCCTACGAAAACCTCTTTCCACTGAAACGTAGTGTCAATACTTTAGTTGGACTCATAAAGCGTAGTAAATCATTTTATATTGATTCTACTGGTCTTATTTTTACTTATGAAAAAACTAAGTGGGTACGACTAAAATACAGAAAAATAGCAAAGATAGTACCAAAGGACAGGGCATCTTTGCTATTTATACATCGATGGAAGCCTTCCTTTGTCATACCGCGACCTCCTCCAGATGAAGTACGGTATGTAGGAATCTTGCATTTACATGAAGAACCTTGGTTGTTATATGACTATGCAACAACCCAGCTCAAGGATACGAGGCGAAAAATATAGTGGCAAAAAAATCAAAGACTATCAACGGCTCAGGCCTAGAAATACAACAAATAGAACCCCTTACACGAAATCAGTTAGCAGCATTTGAATCAGAAAGCCATTTAGTGCTCTTCGGGGTTGCAGGAACAGGAAAAACTTTTGTTGGATGTTATCTTGCTTTTGATGACATGGCAAAGAAAGAGTATGAAAAGCTAGTAATTATTCGAAGTGCAGTTCCTACCCGAGACATAGGATTTCTTCCAGGAACTGAAAAAGAAAAGGCATCAGTGTACGAAGAACCTTACAAAGATATAGCAGTAGATATCTTTGGCAGAGGAGATGCATATCAGATTCTCAAAGCAAAAGGTTTAGTAGAGTTTATGACAACTTCTTATATAAGAGGAATAACTTTACGAGATGCTGTAATTATAATTGATGAGTGTCAAAATATGTCTTTTCATGAGCTAGACTCAATCATTACAAGAGTAGGAAGAAACTGCCGAGTCATTCTTGCAGGAGACTTTGGTCAGTCGGATCTAAAGAACAATGGAATGGGTGATTTTCTAGCCGTACTCGAATGGATGAATGAATTTCATTTTATTGAGTTTGGAGTCGAAGATATAGTAAGAAGTGAGTTTGTAAAAAGTTACATAACTGCAAAACACGATTTAGATAACAATTCTTGACAACAACCCAAAAAAAGAGTATAATAGTCCCATGAATTTATTTTACTTAGATGAAGATTTAGATCGATGTGCTGAGTATCATGTCGACAAACATATTGTAAAGATGCCACTTGAAGCAGCACAGATACTGTCTACAGCACTGTGGGTTGATCAACATCTTGGGTTTATACCAAGAGCACTTGATAAGAGTGAAAGAGACTACATCAATACAATCAAGAAAGAAATACAGCACCTGCCTCAAGAAGCTCGTCCTATTTCTCCATATCTGCCAATGATGTACAATCATCCTTGCACGATTTGGGCAAGATCATCTCTTGATAACTACGAGTGGACATTCTGCTATGCAAATGCTCTCGGAGATGAATACACATATCGATACGGTAAAGTGCACAAATCGGTAGAAGTAATTAATCGATTGCCTTTACCACAAAGAATGGAACGTCTTGGATTTACCACGTTCGGACTGGCAATGCCAGATGAGTTGAAAGACTATGAGAATCCAGTTCAATCATATCGAGACTACTATCACCTCGATAAAGCAACCTTTGCAAGTTGGAAGTATCGAGAGAAGCCGTATTGGTGGAACGAAGACTACGCTGACTACGAAAAGAGAATCACAGCATGAATTTGTTCAGTGAAAGCAGTCCTAAGTAATCGTATTTACATGGACTGTAGTCCTGATGTGCAAGATAAGATTGATAAAGAATTAACTTATTTAATCCCTTCACACAAACCTACAGACCCTCCTCAGGTGATTGCTAACATGGCAATCATACGTAGTGGTCTAATTTCTATTCCGATAGGAAGAACTGATCTCATACCGAGAGGATATGAGATAAAGGATAAACGCAATTTAATTCCAGTAGACTTTCCAGAGTTTAAATTTGATTTGAGACCCAGCCAACAAAAAGTTTACGATGAAATTGAAGATAATGCAATTATTAATGCGTGGGTTAGTTGGGGGAAAACTTTCACAGGCTTAGCGATTGCAAGCAAGTTAAAACAAAAAACATTAATTGTAACGCATACAGTCCCGCTAAGAAACCAGTGGGTAAAAGAAGTAGAGAAAGTATTTGAAATCAGTAGTGGTATTATTGGGAGCGGTAGTTGGGATTGCTCTGGGCCTATTGTTGTGGGAAATACCCAGACTCTGTACCGTAATATTGAAAAAATTAAAAAAACTTTTGGAACAATTATTCTCGATGAGATGCACCACGTCAGCAGTCCTACTTTCAGTCGTATTATTGATAGTAGTTTTGCTAGGTATAAAATTGGGTTATCAGGAACTATCGAAAGAAAAGACGGTAAACATGTCGTCTTTCGAGATTATTTTGGACACAATGTAATTAAACCACCAAAAGAAAACTACATGGTTCCAACCATTCATGTAGTGCCTTCGGGTATAAGGTTCATGGACGGGACTAGAATACCTTGGGCAAACAGAGTTACAGCATTGACACAGAATGAAGAGTATATGCATACTGTATCCATGCTGGCAGCGGCCTACGCCGCAAGAGGGCATAAAGTATTAGTAGTCAGTGACCGAGTTCAGTTTCTAAAAAATTGTGCTCAACTCACAGGAGATGATACAATATGCGTAACAGGAGAGGTTCCACACGAAGAAAGAGAGTCGCTAACAAATCAAATACTGCATGGAACAAAAAATGTTTTATTTGGAACACAGGCAATCTTCTCAGAGGGCATCTCGATTGATAATTTAAGTTGCTTGATACTTGGTACTCCTATAAATAATGAACCGCTTTTAACACAGCTTATAGGCCGAGTAATACGAAAGCAAGAAAAGAAACTAAGCCCTGTTGTTGTAGATATTCATTTGCTTGGAAATACTGCAAAAAGACAAGCAAGCAATAGAGTTGGATACTACATGAAGCAGGGTTGGGAAATGAAGTACATTTAAAAAATACTTCTTGACAAAAATATTAAATATTGGTATAATATATGTTACTTTTTGACTGGAGCAAAGTCTACGAAGTCGCGGAGGGAAATATCTTTACGTGTAATCAAATTATGGAAATGATTATAAAGAAGAAAGTACCTCGAAACAAGTTCGATCCACTATACAAGTTCTCAAATGTGAACTTTGTGGGACGTTCTTTTTTGGTTCATCCTGACGTACTTCTTTACAATGCTCATCGGTATGATCAAAGAGACGTATCTATATATTACGCACTAGCAGCAATGCGTAATATAGCAGATTATAGAGCAACAAAAAAGATAACACTAGATCTACTGAAAGTACCTGTAGAACTAGACACAATTAACGATAACAAACTACTTCGTATAGATCGTAAGAATGTAAACTTTGTATATGAAGAAGTTCCTAGGGAGAGTATACACTAATGGCTATATCATTTAATAAGCAGAAGGGCTCTGCTCAAAAGTCCTCAATAAACAGTTTTCAGTATCGTGATGGAGACATGGAGTTTCGTCTGGTCGGAGACATTCTTGCTCGGTACGTATACTGGGTAAAAGGTGAAAACGACAAGGACATTCCTCTTGAGTGTCTGTCATTTGACCGAAACGAAGAGCGTTTCAACAACAAAGAAAGAGATTGGGTTCGTGAGTACTACCCCGATCTTAAGTGTGGCTGGAGCTATGCTACTCAGTGCATCGATGGTGGTGCAGTAAAAGTTGTAAACCTAAAGAAGAAGCTGTGGGAGCAGATTATTACTGCTGCAGAAGATTTAGGAGATCCAACTGATCCCGTAAGTGGCTGGGATGTAAAGTTCAAGCGAGTAAAGACTGGTCCTCTACCTTACAATGTAGAGTATCAATTACAGGTACTCAAGTGCAAGCATCGAGCACTATCAGAAGATGAAATGGAGTTAATAAGCGACTTGAAATCTATGGATGATGTTATGACTCGTCCTACTCCTGATGCACAGAAGGAGTTGCTTGATCGGATTCGTGGAACAAAGTCCGAAAATGTAGATGAAGAACTGGAAGCCGAATTCTCTTGATTTTATTTACTGCTGACTGGCACCTTAAACTGGGACAGAAAAATGTTCCTCATCTATGGGCTATGGAACGTTATCAAACATTCTTTGAAAACGTACATGATCTCGAAGATGAAGTTGACTTGCATATAATTGGAGGCGATCTTTTTGATCGTCTTCCAACTATGCCAGAGCTTCAACTTTATTTTGAGTTCATATCGAATGCGTCAGTAAATACAATAATTTTTGATGGAAATCACGAAGCAACAAGAAAAAATAAAACTTTTTTTACAAATCTAAAAGAAGCAACAGAGAAGATAAATCCTTTGGTGCAGATAGTAGACAGTCTATATGAAACAGAAACATTCACAATACTTCCATACTGTGAATTACACAGAAAAACTGTTTTTAATGAAATAGATAAAAGCAAGCCTTTGTTTACTCATGTGCGTGGAGAGATTCCTCCTCATGTAAAACCAGAGATTGATCTTGATTTACTAGCTTCTTTTCCTGTTGTGTTCGCAGGCGATCTTCATGCACATAGCAACTGCCAGAGAAACATTGTGTACCCTGGAAGTCCAATGACTACATCTTTTCATCGTAACGAAGTAGATACAGGATACATTTTGATTCACGAAGATACAGAAGACTGGGCTTGGGAGTATAACAGTTTTAAACTTCCACAGTTGATAAGAAAAACCGTAACAGATCCAAATGATATGGTTCCTACGGACTTTCATCACACAATTTATGAGCTGGAAGGTGACATACAAGACTTGGCAGCAGTAAAAAATTCAGAGTTACTTGACAAGAAAGTAGTTATACGAACAAGTGATGCGTCTTTAGTTCTTGACAAAGAGATGACAATTGCTGAAGAACTGCATAAATACTTAAGTAGTATATTGGAAATACCAGAAGAAAAAATACCTGACATAATAGGACTGTTTAATGATTACACTTCAAAAATTGAAATGGGATAACTGTTTCAGCTATGGTGAGGGTAATGAGTTAGACTTAAGTTCCACAACCCTTACCCAAATCATAGGAACAAACGGCACAGGAAAATCTTCTATTCCATTGATTATAGAAGAAGCTCTTTTTAACAAAAACTCAAAAGGAATTAAAAAAGCAGACATTGCTAATCGTTATGTAAATAATGGTTATACAATATATCTTTCGTTTACAAAAGACGATCTTCTGTATGAAGTAGTTGTAAACAGAAAAAGTTCTGTAAAACTAAAGCTACTACAAGAAGGTGAAGATATATCTAGTCATACTGCTACAAATACGTATCGCACTCTTCAGAATATTTTAGGAGTTGATTTTAAAACATTTTCTCAGTTAGTGTATCAAAGTACGAATACTAGTTTACAGTTTTTAACGGCTACTGATGCTAATCGTAAAAAGTTTCTTATTGATCTTTTACACTTAGAAAAGTATGTTGACTTATTTGAAATTTTCAAAAATGCTCATAGATCAGCAGTCAATGATAGGTCAACTCTTTCGGGCAAGTTATCAACTGTAGTAAAATGGTTAGAAAATAATATTTTAGAAGATACCAATATACTTCCAATGCTAAATTTAGAAATTGATACATCTAAAGATGAAAAAGTTTTGCGGTCTTTAATGGTAGAACTTCAAAATATTTCTGAAAAAAATAAAAAAATTCTACAAAATAATCAGTATAAAAAGATGTTGCATGATATACCGATCACTCAGTATCAGAACTCTACAGCTCAAAGAAAAGAATATGACCATTTGTTAAAACAACAAAGTGCGTATGAAGCAGAAGTAAATCAAAATCGAAAACTTATAAAAAAATTAGACGTGCTTGGACAACACTGTCCAACGTGCGAACAACATATTAGTTTTAACGTTAAAAACGATATGATGAATCAAGCTGCTGAAAAAGCAAATACATCGGAGGAGAATGCAAATGAGTTGGAAAGACAAATCAAATCCATTAAATCTGAGAATGCAGAATTTGCAAAAGCCCAGAGCGGTGTCAAAACTTGGGAAGATTTATATCGCAATATCGACCAG